ATTCAATTCATTAGGATTATCTTTTCTTCCACCAAAAAAATACTCTATAATTTTACCAAGTGTAAGTCCACCTAATATACCTCCAGCAGTTGCTACATTTAATCCAAAACCTGCTAAACTAGCAGTTGCTATACCAATTTTGCTAATTAAACCTTTAGGACCTTTTAGAAGTGATTTAATGCCAAGATAGTCTAATATGCCAAATTCATTACCACCTGTCATTTTATTACCTTTACCTAGTAATATCTCGTTTGTATCTTGTTGTGCAATTAATATTTTTTCTAATAAACCAGATGATGTTTCAAACTGCTGATCAGACTCTCTTTCTTCTTCAATTATTTGCTCTTTTGACAATCCTGGTGTTTTTGCAGGTTGACCTAATACTGCTGAAGTTGCCTCTTTTACTAATTCTTCTCTACCTTCTACAGGTCTTTGTATAGGACTTTCACCACCAGTTTTAAATTCTTCTTTGGCTTGTTTTGTTCTTAATCTTCTTTTTAAAGTTAATGCTTTACTCTCTGCTCGTTCTTCAGATTCAATTTCTCTTTCAATTCTTTTACCAATAATTGGTATATTTGTTAGTCCAATTCGTCTTGCTAACTTTAATGGTTTTAATTCTTTTTTAAAATCTCTAAACGATAATGATAGTTTTGTAGTTAATCCTAAAACTTTTTTCAATTGTTCGTTTGTTTTACCTACAGTTTCTCTTATAAAAATTAATTCTTCATCTGAAATAATACCTTTGTTGTGTAATCCTTCGTATTCACCTATTTCTTTTTCAATTGTCTTTTGTAAAGTTTTTGCTTCATCATATTCCATTCCTTTCAATTGTTCTAAATTGCCAGGTCCATAATCTATAACATAATTAACTATATCTTGTCTAATTTGAGCATTGTTTAATTGTTTTTGATTTTGATACCCAGCAGATTTTTCTAATTGTTGTTGATATTCTTGCAAAGCATCAGATATAGCAAACTTAGGGTCAGACTCTTGTTCTTTTTGTCTTTTAAGAATCTTACTAAAGTCTTCTGGATTGCCTTTTTTAAAAAACTTAGATTGTAATGCCATTATTATTTCTTATCTATTTCTATTTTACTAGGTTTACCATTTACATACAAACCAAACCAAGCTGCACCTGCACCAACAACTACAGATACAAAACCTGCTTGTGCATTGTTTGGTTCAGATAGTGTCATAAACCATTGCATTGTTTCGTAAAACGCAACACCATACAACAGCATGAAAACTCTTGGTATCATTCTCCAGTTTGATAAAAATTGTGGTACTTCATCTCGTAAAAATACCCACACGTTTTTAATTATGTATTTTCCTGTTTCTAACATTATGTTCTCCCTCTTTGTTTTTCTCTAATCTTCTCGTTTTCTTCTCTTATATGTTGCATTAACAATTCAACATATATTTCCCTCTCCCATGGCAGCATGTCTTCTAAATCACTTAAAGAATATTTATGGTACTGCATTAAAGCAAAATTAGTACGATAAAAACTCTCTAGGCTCTCATGTAAGAGGGTAACTGAAAAAAATCAGTTGCACCTTGTAATAATAATTTATGTTCAGTACCTGATTTAGGATTTTTATACTCTATTGTATGAGATATAATAGGCAAAGACTCAAAATAATCTTTTATTTTTTTGAATTGAAACATAGTTAAATTTTCTAAAAACTGATCTAATTCAGTTTTTTCTAATTCACTTGCTTCAAAAACTTCTTCTCCTTGATATATCTGAGCAATACAATCCCTCATCAAATTAATTGACAAATCAATAATAGTTCTTTTATTTGCTACTTCTTTTATTGTTGGTACTCTCATAATAATACCATAGTCGTCAGCAAATTCTATTTTTGTATTTACTTTTTTGTTTAAATCTGGTCTTACTTGATCAATGTTAAAATCATAATCAACAACTTGTGTTTCATCATCTGGACATTTTAACTTTAATTGTATAACCTCACCAATTGATTTTGATCTTATGTTTAACCATAACCACTCAAAATCATATACAGGCAACTTTTTTACATCTACATCGCCTTTAACACAGCTTTGAACCATATTAATTAATGTATTGATCATTTCATTTTCATTTTGATTTTCATTTGCCAATAATAGTATTTTTTCTTCTTTTACTAAAAATGGTCTATATTTAATCTTTACATTATTTGATAACGTCAACTCATATTCAGGCACTTTCATTAATGGTATACTCATCTTCACTCCTTAATTTAATATTAAATTTCTAAAATCAGTAGCGTCAGGCATTCCTTTTGGAAATAATATTCCACCTGTTACTCTACCTATTGGTATTCTATTTTTTATAGTATCAAACACTTGTCTTCCAACTCTACCTATTTCATTACCTATACCAAAAGGTAAATTATCTAATAGTCCTGTTTGAATTGCTGTAAGGTTTGATCTGTATTCTGTTCTATCTATATTAGAATATTCTGAAGCACCTGATCGTAAATAACTCCATGCTGATGTAGCATAGTTTCTGTATGAAAAGGTTACTGTTGTTTTAACTAATGCATTTGTATCAGAATAACTTAATGGTACAGAAGCAATTGTTTTTGGCCATACTTCATAAAATTGTACTTGATATGCTGAAAAACCAGAAGTGTTTCCTAAACTACTTCTTACTGCTTGCCTGTATTCTCCAACTGTTCCAAATGACTTTGGATCTATTTTTTGTAACGCTGATGTAAATGATTTTACAACAGGTGTAATTGTTATCATACATGGTGACGCATAGTCGTCATAATAACCTACATTGTGACTTATAGGGTCAATCATAGCATTTTGCCATGCTTCAAAATATATTCTTTCATCAAAATTTATACCTGTGTAATATGTAAGTGTAAGATCATTGAATTGTACATTTTTAGCAAATGCTCTACTCGGTCCATAATACTGTTCGTTTACATCATCTGTTATAGTTTTATCTGGTATTGAAGCTTCAGCACAAAATAAATCCATTCTTAAATTTAGACCTTTTCTTATAGCATCAGATAATGATCTACTTTTTGACATTCTTATGTCATCATCAGTTATATTAACATTTGGATTATTAGAAAGTATGTTTGCACTTACAGGTCCATCAATTGTTGCTATGAATTGAGTTGGTCTTGCTAGTCCGCCAGATTGTGTTAAACCTGATCTAAATTTATTAAATACTGAATTAGTATTTGTTGATGAATTAATGTATCCATATCTTTTGTTAGTTTCACCTTTATCAAATTGTCCTTTTGATGGTGGTATACCAACTCGTATATCGATATCGCCTATTCTTTTGCCTACACTAATTATTGACATTAAATAAATCTCCTACTGTCTGAATAAACTTGTGCTTCACTTGCCTTTTTAAATCTTTGTACAGGCAAGTATATTGCAACTGCAGCTTCATCTGCATTTATTCTTAAAAATCCTGTTTGTACATGTGAATACAAATACTTTTTAATTGTTGGTTTTACAATTCTTATATTTTTTACATTATCATAAGTTACATCAAATTTTGTTTTACTATCAAATCGTTGATCTGTAGCAGTTGCCTGCATACGTTCTAATAGTCTAAATCTTAACAAAGGTGGTAGATAGTGAAAGTTCATACCCATAAACCCACCTGTTATTGGTTCTAATGGCAACACTAATGGAAATATATCGTAATATGGTAATGTTTTTCTTAACTTAGGATTATACCCAAACAAGTTCAATCTACCCACACTAGGTCTACCTGTAAGTTTACCTTGTCTGAATAATTGACCTGCTGTAGTACCACTAGCAATCTTATTTACTTGTGTTCTATACCATGTAGCCGATTTATCTGTATCGCCTGCTTTTTGTTTGATTGTATCAAATACGCTTGCCATACTACTATTTATGACAATTTTAGAATGTTTTTAGATGATCTTCGGTAAGTATTTTAAATGACATATTGTGTTTTTTACACCATGCAAATGCTGTTGCCCATTTACGTTTATTTGTTTCATATGTCAACAATTCTCTTTTGTAGTAAGCTGTTTTTATCTTACCTGGTTGAGGTTTTCTTGTTTGTTTTTTAGGTTTGATTTCAATTAAAAACTTTTTAAATGTGTTATTTGGTTGTCTAACTTTCATATAGAAGTCAGGAAAATATCTATGTGATTTATTGTCAATACCTCTATAATATAAAGCTATTTCTTCACTACCCCATTCAATAATCTCTTTAGTTTTATCGCAATATTTCATAAATCGTTTTTCCCACGAGGAACGATAAACTATATTTTTAGGATTACCTTTATACTTTTGTGGGTTCTCTGGTTTAAATAAACCTTTGTATGCCCGTCTATCAATATTAGGAAGTTTTTTTATTTTCAACATATGGTTTTACTGGTACGTGTTTAGCATGTTCTGCTTTTACCATAGGAAAAGCACCTAATAATAAAACTTTCTTTTGAAATGTTGGTTTAATAAGATTAAGTACAATTTTATATTGTTTTATAAATTTTTTATACTTACTGTTAAAAACTTTTATATAATCTTCTTGTTTAGATGTGGGCAAAGATTTAAGATAAGGAATTATATGGACTTGTTTTTTTTGTGCAACAGCTTTTAATATTCCTTTAACAACAGCATTTGTAGCAGTTTCCATTGATACAGGAAAATATAATTTCTTTTCATCATAACCTTTTAGATTTTCTACAGCTAATTTTACTTTTTCATCATTATCATAAGTGTAAATATCTAAAGGTTTATTACTTTCAATATCCATAACTTCATTTATGACAGATGAAAGTTTAGTGCCTTTCCATCTTGGATCGCCTTTTGTAGCTTTGTCTTTTTGTTTTGTTAAAACGTCTTGTAAATCTAAATCTGTAAATTTAGGATATGCCTCTTTGTATCTTTTCGCTACACTAATTAACATAGTCTTAATATCTTCTTTTGTGTTATAACCTGCTACAGCGCTCTTAGGTTTACCATTTAAAAATATTTGTGCTGCCTCTATGTTACTTATTTGTTCAAATTCGTTTTCGCCTTTTGGTTCCCAAATAGCCGTAGGTGCGTTTTTGTAGTTATAACTACTTGATAGTATTTCATATCTAGTTTTACCTGTGCCATGATTAAGATTACCTAGATATGATATGACGTGTAATGGATCTTCTTTTAATTGCCATCCATCTCTTATACTTTCTTCTAATTCTTCTTTAGCTTCATTTGAACCACTTGACCTTGGTTTTTGTGTAGATACACCTTCTATTGGTTCCCACTTAACACTTTTAAATGGAAGTGCTTTATATCCCACTAGAGTCATAAACTCTCGTAGATGATTAAATTTGTCAGAGTCAATCCAATATTTTTTATTATATTCAACATCATCTGAAGTAAACTCTTGTCTTTTTGTTTCTGAAAGATTAATAATTCTTGTCATAATAATATTATACCTCTATTGAGTGGGTAGCCCGAAGGCTACCCAATTGAGAAAGTGAGAGAGATAGATTAATCGTCCTCAGCAAGTTTACTAAAATACGATAGATCATCATCACTATCGTTGGACGATACTTCCTCTACTGAATTGTTAGAAGACATTGGTACGCTATCGCTAGCAGGTGGGAGGTCAATATCTTCTACAGACTCAGTACTTCTTTGTCCAGTAAGTGTCTTATTCAGTTTCTCTTTGAGTTCCTCATAAGATTTAAAATTACTTGGGTCAATGAAGGGCTTTAGAGCATATTGAGATTTCCATATCTTGTCAATCTCCTCGTCAGTAGGTTTAATTCTACTAACTGGCTCAAATTCAGATTTATCATAATTCCAATAACCATCAACTTTTCTGATTTTTAATTTAAAGTTTGCACCTTCCCAAAAATCAAATGGGTTAACAGCCTTTTCATCTTCAAACGCTGGGTTCATCGCTTCTGTAATCTTATCAAATATTTTCTTACCAAACTTGAATAGAAATACTTTGCCTTCGTTTTCAGGATGTTTTGGGTCTGATACTACAAAGATATTAGAATAGTATTGTAACTTTCTTTTTCTCTTTCTAGCAATTTCTTTATCGGCTTCAATACCAGTGTTCCATAGTCTTGTATTTTCTTCAGACACAGGATCTTTTTTGTTTAACGTTGTTAAACTATTTTCAATATACCATTGACCACCAGGTCCTTGAAAGGCATGATGCCAAACTCTTTGCCATGGCATATCTTCACCTTCAATAGCAGGTAAAAATCTGATTACAGCGTAACCATTGCCAGACTTATCAAGTTCAGGTTTCCATAACCTATCGTCTTGGTATTTGTTTTTCTTTTCTGGTTGTTCGATTGTGTTTTCTAACTTCTTTGTTAGAACGTCAAAGTTTGACTTTGACTTTTTTAGGGCTTCTAATGCACTTGACATTGTATGTATCTCCTTGTATATATTGTTGTACGTATTAATTGTATTAATGTAAGTATAATATTATTTATACTACTTTTTTCTACCATTAACATTTTTTTTTGTTTTTGATTGAAATAGTTTTGCTAGTTTTTCAAAAGCATTATCTATCAAATCACAAAATCTGTATATTATTTTATCTAACATAATCTTATTATAACAGATTTAACTTAATCTGTCAAGCAGCTGTGCTTGATCAATATATTCTAAATTGATGTCCTCTTGTGCTGTAAATACGTCTATTTTTCTGTTTGTAGGACTATCGTTTAATTCTTTATTTACTTTAAAAAACTTAATTTTAGGGTTTAACTCCATTAGTCTTTTCCATTGTAACTCCCAATTACCTGATGGTGTAGGTTCAAATTCTGAAGCAACATAGTTGTCTGTGTTTTTGTACACATTGTTAACTGTATTTGTATCAGATACTAGGTCATGGCCTATCATATAAATTTCATCTGGTTTTTCTAATTTAGATGCAATATAACCTGTAGTAGGACCACATGCCCAACCATCATCAACACCGTCTGGTTCACACTCTCTTATGTCATAAGATTTATCAGGTTGTTTTATCCATGAAAAATAAACATGAGCATTATGTACTTTCTTTTTTATACGTTCTCTATCACCACCTTGTTCTTTGGCCTTTTTAAGAATTGTAACAATACCATCTATTGTAGAACCATGTGTAACAAATTCTTGTGACTCACCTTGTTCATTTGATTTAATTAAATCAAAATCTTTTATATCTTCAAGGTCTTGTATTGATGCCATACCTTCTACAATACTTTGATATAACATTGTAGGCACTTTAGTCCATGCTCTAAAATAACATGGTATCTTTTGTGCAATGCCTGAGTGATAAACTTCATGTATCATACCACCATCAACAGCAGTTAATACATCTATTAATTCAGGATGATCTCTATAGATAGCATTACAACCAAACAATTTACCATGTGGCTTTAAAAGATTTAAATCAAAATCTTTTCTACTTTCACCATTGCCAATTAAAAATACTCTATTCATCTTCTTCCTCTTTATAATCTTCGCCAAGAATATCTTTCAATATTAATTTTGACCATGTATCTGCATCCATTTTTGATACTTTTATATCAAATTTTCTTGGTGGTATAAAATATTGATTTGTGTCTTCATATCTACTATTTTTAATTGTATCCATCCATATAATATAGTTTGGTGAAAATAGTCGTCTTAATCTAGGTCTCGGACAAATAAAATCTGCAACAACATAATCATAATCTAAAACTAACTTGTCTGCTAACTTTTTCATTCTTTTAGTTTGTCTAAGTCTACCTTCAGATGTGAAATCCCAATCACCATATTCCTCCCTTATTTCATCAGCATTTAATAATGGTGCCTCTAACTTATCTGCTAATATTCTTGCTAATGTTGTCTTGCCAGAGCCTGGTAGACCCATAACTAGAATTATTTTACCCATTACTTTCCCTTGTTATTAGATTATCTGGTTTATCAATAGGCATACCAGTTCTATCAAACCATTTGTTTTTTACATTATATACATGACCCATTGTACCATCAGATAGTTTAATTGATCTTTTGTCAATTTTACCATCATAACTTGTACCATCTTTTAAAATTAAATTAAGTGTGCCGTGTAAGTTTTGATATATTCTATCTATTGTTTTGTCGCCTATTTTATTTGATTCAGGTGTTATAGATTTTTCGTTCATACAAATACCTCTTTCATAATAAATTTACACTTTGTTAAGTTGAAATTAACAAATGGTTTTAACTTGGCAACCTTAAATGACTTTTCAGGCCAGATAATAGTTTCAGCAATTTCTTTATCCCAATTTTTGCAAAACGATAATATCTTATCCAAGATGATGAATGTTTGTACTGC